CATACATTTGTCTAGCTAAAACTGTTGCAGTAGTTGTTCCATCACCAGCTTCATCGTTAACTTGATTGGCTACTTCTTTTACCATTTGAGCTCCTGCATTTGCTAGCGTGTTTTCAAGTTCTACTTCTTTTGCAACAGTTACTCCATCTTTTGTTGATGTAAATTTTCCAAATTCTTTTTCAATGACTACGTTTCTACCTTTAGGTCCAAGTGTTGCTGAAACTGCATCTGCTAGTGTGTTTACTCCTTGTAGTAACTCTTGTCTAGCATCTTTTCCGAATGTTAAATCTTTTTTTGACATTATTTGTTCTCTTTAAATATTAAAAATAATTCTGCTTCACTTATAATTAGAAATTCTTCTCCATCTACTTCAACAGCTTTTGCTGCGAATTTAGGATATAATACCTTGTCACCAACACTACACTGAATATTTACTGCTGCTCCAGATTGTGTGATAATAGGTGGGCCGACAGAAACTACTTCAGCTTCATTTGCTCCTTCCTGTGCAATGTCTGGCATAATAACTCCACCAGCAGTTTGCTCAATTGATAATTTTTTTAATAGTATTTTACCCGCGATTGGTTCTACGTTCATAACCTGTTCTCCCTTTTTTTAATTGTACTTATAACCTTTATATAATATAAATATAGGTTATAGTGCTAATAGTGCATTTTTTCTATATGTTTCTACTAAATCTTTTACTTCTTGTATTTTATCAAACTCATCTAATTGATCTAATACCTGTTTTTTGAAGAATGTTTCATAATCTAATTGAAAAACATCTGGTCTATCATCTATGAGGTGTAGATCTTCTTCATTAAGGCAAATAGCTTGTTGTCTTTGCTTAATCTTTTTGTCATTTTCACAGTTACTCTTTATGTAAAATAGTAAAGGTGTATCAGAATGAGAAATTGTAGTATTAAGTTTATCATTTGCCCAAAATGAAGCTTTAACATGTTGAGGCATAGTTTTCTTGTACATGTCAAATGCCTTTGTAAATTTCTTGTTTATTCCCATAAGCTTGTAATCTACTGTTTCTATTTTTTGTCTTAATAGTGTTAGGTGTTCCATTGTTAAGGTACCTCTAACAGCCATTTCTGCAAGTTTGTTTAATGCACCTTTCATGAATTCAGGAGTATCTTTACGAATAATATTCATACCTCTAATATATTTTTTACCTGATTCTCTAATTATTGAATAGTATCTTTTCTTAGAATCTCCAAAATAAATGTATTCTAAGTCATACTCAAACTTTAGATCCATATGCATATATTCATCAGTAATTCCAGGGTTATACTTTTCAACAAGTTCTTTTCTAAGTTGGTCATTAAATTCAACTAACTTTGATTTCATTTCACCTTCACTACTTCCATTTGATTTGACAAATATAGAATCTGTGTCTCCATATAGTACGTAATGGTCTAGATTTTGAAACTTTAATGATGCAAATTTAAGTGCTTGTCTTGCAAAATATGTAATACCATCTGCGCATTCAGGTCTATATAGTCTAAAGAAGTTGAATCCCATTGCACCATATGCAGAATTAAGAACTAATTTATAAGCTTGTTGTCTTTTTTGCATTGCAACAACTTCATCTCCAGTGTATTCACCAGCTGATAGTGCTCTATTTACTTCAACTCTTTGTAAAAATAACTTTCTTAGTACTTGTGGAAGTAAACCTAGTTTATATTCATGGTCATAGAACAGGTATCTTTCACCAAATAATTCAGGTACACCATTAATTTTTGGAGTACCAGTATCAATAAATCCTATACCATCATCTTTAAGCTTTTGAATCACATCTTCTATTTTAATACCCATTTTTCTACATGATTTTTCTGATACAATGAATGTTTCAGGACTAATATTAAATGCCATAATAGATGTTGGATAAAGTGACGTATAATCCATAACTGTGACATCTTTATGACGACCTGGTTCTCTAGGATTAAAAACTATAGCACCTGCATATTGTTGTTTTGCTCTAGTATGTCTAGTTGGAAACACAATCTTTCCATGGTTTTCTTTTAATATATAGTTATCAACAACCATTGACTTGTGGAATGTACCACCTAACGTGTCAGTGTGTGCGATCTGCTGAAGTGTAGTATATAAATCGAATATCTGTATTTTCTTATCCATTTCAGCAAGAATTTCAACATCTCGAATACCATATTCTATAAAGCCTTCATAGTTATCTATCCAATCTCGCCAAGTTACTTCAGTTAATTTGTCTAAGTTTTTGTCACCAATTATTTCTTTTACTGCAGTTGTAAGTTTCCAATTAGGAAGATTGTATCCCATATCTTGAACTGCATCCATCATATCGACATGATCTAAACCTTTAATATTTATTCTCCAATATTCACCACGTTTTTTAATGTAAACGTCTTTTAATGGAGATAAATTTTCATAAGGAAGGCCAAGTCTTTTACACCTGTTAATAATATATGGAAGGTCATATCCTGCAGAATACCATCCTGTAATAACATCTGTTTTCATTACTGATAGTAATTCTATAAAGCTCAATAAAACTGTTGTTTCATCTTTACAAAGCATATAGTTTACATTGTCTTTTTCAGTAATTTTTGGTTGTTCGTAATCTTTAGTATGTTCTGGATGCCAAGATATTACCCAATATTTTTTATGAAAATTTGAATAGCAAACAATAGATGTTACAGGCATCATTGCTTTATGAGGCATATTTGCTTTAGGTTGTTCTGGATCAAACCATGTTTCAATATCAAAATACATGATGTGTCGTTTACTTGACCATTCTAACTTTCTATCCAACATATATTTGAATTCTGGAGTAACATCTGCTTGGTGAATTCTATCTGGATATTTTTTTACTAATTCATTTTTGGCTTTTATTGCCGTATAATATACCTTGTATACTTTGTCTCCATATAGAGTAGTAAAAATGTCAGTTCTTTTACAATCAAACTGTCTAATATCTAGAATGTCGTCTATGTGTTCACATGAATAATAAAAATAGTCTCTTATTCTATCTACTTTTACACCCAACTTTTCACCATCTTCATTGTAGCCAAACTGATACATATTAAAGAAGCCCTTGTCGAACTTACTTGATAACCTTGATAATTTCATATAACTTTTTCTTTATTTATAGTATAAATATAACCAATTTTGTTGACACAGGAAAATCCTGGGTAATTATTTTTGCAAAAGTTATTAACAATTATTTTGTTCCAGTGCTTCCGAATCCACCATCACCTCGTTTAGATTTTTTTGTGTATAAGTTTTTTGGTTCAACTTCAATTGGAGTTGCATAATTAACTGGTAATAAAACAAACTGTGTTATTTTATCTCCTCGCTCAATTATTTGCGGTTGATTACCAGTATTTGTTAAATTTAAGTGAAGTTCTCCTTGATAATCTTCATCTACTACGCATGCACCAACATGTAAGTTTTTCTTAACAGCTATTCCACTTTTATTAAATGCTATTAGAACATGTCCGCTTGGTAAGCTTACTTTAATTCCACTTGGAATAAAGCATGATTCTCCAGGCAATAATACTAGTGTGTCAAATTCATCAGGAACAAAAAAGTCTATTCCTGCACTTTGTTCTGTTCCTCTTGATGGGCTTTTTACGTTTTTTACTTTTACAAATTTTAATTCTGAAACCATTGTATTTTCTCTACTTCTCTATTTTCTAATTTTGATTCTAATATATTTACAAATGACTTGTAATATTGGTCTTTTGACATTTTTCCAGTTGCATCTTCGTATTGACGTTTTATAATTTCATCAAATGCATTTGAATTTTGTTTAAGATATTCTAGTCTTGCAATAACTTCTGATTTTGAACTAACATAATTGAATTTTTTTAATACTGCATCGTTGAATATTCTCATTTCAGGATCGTATCCTATATCAATAAATGATATTACATTTCCAATTATTGATTCGTTAGTTCTATTTGATATTGCAGATCCTTCATATAATTTATCACTAATAGTTACAGTTGCCTTTGACGTTTGCATTCTATCAAAAAATTCTCTATGTTTTACTTTTTTACTTACAAAGTCAGGATATTTCATATCAACTGTTTTTCTTTTATTAAAATGTTCTGGCTTTAAGTTTCCAAACATTTGAACATTTAAGTTTTCAGGATAGTCAAAATAATATTCAATCATTTTATCTTGTCTATGGCCTCCTCTAAATGTTCCACCATATATTAAATCTAACCATCTATCTTCTTGCTTAACAAATGGGATTGGTTCATATTCATGTATAATAAAATCTTGTAATGGGAAGTATATGATGTCCGCATATAATATTCCTCTTTTATCTAGATACTTTTCTTGAAGTGTTTCCATATTATAGATTTGCGATATCATAATAATATCTTCTCTAACTACTTCAATTTCATCTTTAGTATATTGATTGTCCCATTTATATTGTACTTGTTTTTTCTCAACATTTGGCCATAATTGCTGTAGTGGTAGTAGCCAATCTGTTAGAAAATAAAATACTGGGCATTTAGACTTATTTATAAACGTATAAGCCATTAAATCACCTCTTGCTTCTTGTCCACCATAAAAGTTTGCATTTCCATTAAATACTAATAAAGCATCATATTCACTAAATGAAGTATCTGTAACTTCTGCTAGATCATGAAAAGTTGCGTGTGGTAAAGGTATCATATTTCTAGTTCTAGTAGTATGATAGTGTACGTCATGTCCACAATCTGATAACATTTTTGTTACGACATTTATTTCGTCGGTAAGTATGCTTCCATTGTTTGCATTAATGGTTGCACCAATTTTCATAACATTTATTTTCATTTGTTTTTCTCCTTAATATAATTATCCAATGCACCAATATATGCTACACAATCTAATAAATTATCTTCTCTATAATTGTATGAATGTCTAGATAGTTTTAGTGCTACTAATGCGGAATACATATCTTCTGCTGAAAAGTCTTTTCCTGTCATGCCACTTGCTATTTTTGCAGCACGTTCCATACCTTCACTAAATGGTCCGTATTGTCGTTCTTTTTCTTCTGACCGATGGTTAACTACATCATCAGCCTGTTTTAATATTGATTCTTTCTTTTTCATATTTAATCTGTAGTTTTCGTTTAGTTTGTCTTTTTTCATATAAATAGTTTTTTCATTTGATTCTTTGTAAATGACAATAACTCTAATTTTGGTAAATCTTCTGTTGGTAGCGATATATGCATTTTTTGAATATATTTTCTAGTTATATATGGCCATAACTCATAAGTTGTATTTTCACTAAAACAATTATCCATAAGAATATTATCTCGCATATTATAATGTGTGTCATATAAATGTAAACTGCCTGCATGGTGATAATATGAGCCTAACTTAAGCTCAGGATATACGTCTCTCAATTCATTTAACATTAGCTGTTGAAATAGTGCAAAATTAAATATATCATTACAGAATCCAAATACAATGTCATTACTTCGCATGTTTACACCAAGATGTAGTTTGTTATCTCTAATAAAAAATTGTAGATATTGAGTACATGGAAGATCTTTTGCATTTTTAGTTTTATGGTGAGGTTGATGAATTACAATTGTACATCTTCTTGAGTCTTTATCATTTGCAAATTCGTTTAGTATCCAATCCCATTGTTCTCCAAGAATATATGTGCCATAATTAGATTCTACCTCTTCTTGGTCATCTTGTATTTTTAGCCATATATTTGCACATTTACCAATATTATTAGTCTTTTTGTGTGCTGATAGATACCATAAGAATTCTAAAACAGAATATACAGGATTAAATTTTCGAGATGGATGGTCAATAGATAGTTTTGTTGGATCTTTTATTTCCATAGACTGAAATAATAACTCTGTTTGTGAACTATTATTGCTCATAACTTTACTACCATTATAGGTAATGTCCTGCAATTTAGACTGAAAACAGTCATGTAGATTTTCGTATTTTTTCATATATGTTAATATAATAAATTTTCTTGACCTGGAAAAATTATTTTATGGTTTTTTTCATCATCTCCGTAATATTCAATTAATGAGTTGCATCTACGGATTACATGTCCAAATCCTACTGAATTGTTCCATTCAGTACTTTTTCCAAGTAAGTCAATTCCTGTAACCTTTGTTATTCCTAGTGTATTTGTTATTTGAGATTCTTCTATATATTCTTGTACAGTATTTCCTTCTATTTTTTCGTCAAATATTTGTTTAAGTGATTCATAAACTACACTTCCATTATAATATACCTTTCTAAACCAAGGCTTTCCAACAGTAGCTATTTGATTAAATATTTTTGATATTTCAACATCATTTTCATTTTCTAGTTTACACTTATAAACATATTTATCTACAACCGGCAATGAAAAAGCTTCATTATTTGCATAGTTTTGTTCAATAGAATATTCAACAGTTTTTTTAGAATCAAGACTCAATAAGCTGGGTAAATCACTAGTGTACAATAATTTATCATATACATATTCTATTCCACCTTCTAGTTTTATTAACTTTTGGGAAGCATCTATTTCTTTTATAGTTGTTTCTTCAACTTTATTTTTTGTGAGCTTTTGAAGTTCATCATATAGAATAATTAGCGAATTTAGTGGAGATTCTCCATTTATTGAAATTACATCTAAAGATTCTGATATAGTTCTAAGATATTCTTTTTCAACATTAACTTTTCCTCTAGTATATAATTTATATATTTGGTCAAAGTTTTTTGGTTTAACTGCCGATAGGGTTGCTCGCATATCGTACATGGTTCTTAATTCATATTTAGTAAGCTTTGCACCTGGAAAAACTGAAGCTACAAAATCTAGACAATAGTATGGAATATAAGATGTTTCTATATTCCAGATATCTAAGTCTGGAGATGGTGATTTCAAGTGTTTCACATTTGGCAAAAGGTATGTTGCCATTGTTGCGACTAAATTATTTCCTATAACGTATTTCATTTTTTTAACCAGTCAGTTAATTCTTTTTGTGATGGCCATCTTAAATTTTTATCACATTTTTTACATACAACCCTAACCTCATTATTTGCTAAGGCTTTTATACATTCAGCATCATGATTACATTCATCTTGATACTTAGCTATTTCCTTCTTTAGAAGGTGAAGCTGTTTGTTCAGTTCGGTTATGTTTTTCATACGGACAATGTCTACACCCGGAACCACAACAGGTTCCTCGCCTTAAATGATAATGTTCAGTCATTACCATTATTCCTTCATCCCAATAAAAATCGTTAGGGTGAAGTTTTGGTTTTATAAACTCCTTAACGTATAACTCTTGTATCCAATCTCTATGTGATTTCACAACTTCCTCCTGCACAAGCTAGTTCGCCAGAAAGATCTGTGTTATCCTCTATTTCTATAACCTTTGATAAATCTACATCACTTAATGACTTCATCATTTCGTCATATTTTTTCTTTTCAATATCCTCAAATGGTGCTTGTGTATATGTTCCACCATTATAAGGCAATACAGATAATCCATTATAATGATTTCTATTTTCCCACATCCATTCTCCTGCCATATCCCATTCGTTATCCTTTAATGAAATTGTCGCAGACACATTATGAGAATTTGAACCGTTTCTATGTCCAGGTTTTACCCATTCTTTTGCTATCTTTTTTACTCTTTCCAATGTACTAAACGGTGACTCTGTTCTTAAAATAGATCCAGCTGGAGCTTTTTGAGGAACTTGAATTACTGCAGTATCATGGGCTCTAAAGAATTCATCTTCAACTAGTGCTGGATGGTTATCTCTAAGATATGGATATATAGATTCGTTTTTACCTACTCTTATTCTTCTAATGTAATAGTCATTATGCCATGCATGTATACCTGATGATGTGCCTAGTACTAATGAAGTAGTACCTGCAGGTTTTACAGTAGTTGTTCTTGCAGATGGATTAACTCCTATAATTTTTGCAACTCTAGAATTTTCTCGTTTTACAACACTTGCAGCTTTTTTCATGTCATATCCTAGTACTGTTCCACTTCCAATTCCAGTCATAGATACACCTATTAATGCTTCTTTTTCAGTTGTTTCTTGCCATATCGGTCTAAGATAATGAAATTCAGTATAACCTGCTTGAAGTGTTCCAACAAATGCAGCTGTTTTTACTCTTTCATTTAAATCTTCTTGTGATTCAATATTTGAAACATTTACTTCACATAGGTTACAAAATTGATTTGGTCTTAAAGCTATTTCACAACATGGATTAGTACCCCAATCCTTATCATTATTCAAATAGATACCTGGTTCTCCAGCTCCTGATAATTCTACACGCTTCCAAAGATCCATAAAAAATTGTTTTGTTATTTTATGTCTCATTAAAACTGCTGAATTATTTGCTCTACCTCGTTGTGGATTCAATTCCCACCAATTACCACTTTTACAACCAATCATTTGGTCATCATCCGCATTAAATAAACTAATAAGTGCAGCTCTTCTAATACCTCCTGCAAGAACAGCATCTGCAATGTGACACACAATATCATGAGTTTCTAAGGTTGTTAAATATTGACCTGTTTCTTTTTGCTCCATTATTCCTTTAATTTTAAGAATACATTCCTTGAGTGGTTGAGGACCTGGAGCTTTACCACCTGATGTTACAAGCTGAGCACCTTTTGGTCTAATATCTGAAAAGTCAAAATCTACTCTACTTCCTCCACCATTCATATATGATTTCATAAGAACTTTTACTGCATCTGCCCATCCTTCTATAGAATCTCCAATTAAAAATCTTCGCTTTCGTTTTGGCCAAGGTTTAGATATTGCTGGTAATTTTTCAACATGATGTCGTTGCACAGAATATCCAACACCTGTACCACCTAATAGCAAAAACATTGTTTCACTAAAAGCATCAATAGAATCTATAGGAAGATACGCACAGTTATAAATTCTATTTGGGGAAATTTCAATTGGTTTACCACCAAATTGTAAACTACGCATAGATGGAAGTACTTTTTTATCATATACCAATTTATATTTTTCTTCTATTTCATCCTTTAACATTGGAAATTTCTTTTGGTGCATTTCTTTATTTCTGGTCACCAACTCTTCCCAAGTTTCTCTTCTATTTAATTCTGGTACGTATTTTGCGTACTTCATATAAACTGTAATTTCTGATAGTATTTGATTTGATACTTCCATATTGCGCTTTCCCTTTATTATTTTTTGATTTTAGATAAAAATGACCGGCAATGCCAGTCTATAATAAATATCGATATATACATATTTAAGATTCTTTATCGTACTTACTTTTTAAAACTTTTCTAAGATATTCAGAATGGTTGTTCATGTCTGCTTGTACATCTTGACCGTCTAAAGAGTCTGGTGCATGTATGTTTATTTGACCATTACTTGCATTCATCATACTAGGAAATGTAATTCCATCTTGTCCAAATCTGTTTTTAATTATATGCCATCTTCCTGTGTTGGCTAGTTTATCTTCTATTTTTCTACTTAATGATATAACAAGATCTGCTGTCATTATTTTTGAGTAAGATTCTGCAATCTTTTCTGCTCCAATAATATCTTCACTAAGTGCAGACCTATTTGCTTGTGAAGCCGTCCAACATGGTATTTCTTGTTCACCAGCTAGTCCTCTTAAATCTTCATAGATATTACCAAGTTCATGTCGTACTTCTTTACCATGTCCTCTTAATAAATCTGCATAATCTACTATGATTAAGTCTGGATCGAATCCTTGCATTCTTGCTTTTTCAATATGACTTGCTAAACTATTAACTGTTGCACCTTTAGTTGGATAATACTTTACAATTAATTTACCCTTTAGTTTACCAACAATTTCTTTTACTTCGTCAATGTGGTATTTAAGTTCTTGTGCCTGTATTCCACTCATTACTGCATCATATCGTAGTCCAACATATGCTTCGTTTAACTCAAGTGTATAGTGTATTACATTTAAACCAGCTTTTACGGCTGCAGCTCCTATATTTACTAATGCCCATGACTTACCAATTCCTGCTGGTGCAACCATTACACCTAGTTCACCTTTACCTAGGCCACCATCTGCAATATCATCTACTACATCCCATCCGGTTGCAACTGTATTTCGAACTGACTCTAAGTATCTGGCATCTATATCTTCGATGTATTCATGACCAATAGCTCTTTCTAGGCCTGCTTTCATTGCTTCATCAATGGTCATCTTAATTTGTTCAAACTCTCCTCTTGCAAGAAGATTAACTGATTCCATTATTGCAGCCTTTAATACCTGGTTTTTACAAAACTTAATGGTTTGTTCTTTTACAAATTCTAAATCAGGAGCATCTAATTGCTTATAAGAATCTTTAAGATGTTCTACAACCTGCGTTCTTAGCATGTCGTTTTCTATTTCCTTAATTTTTACGGACATTACTTCCATTGTTGGTGGACCTTTATATTCGTGAAAATAGTCCTTAATGGTTTGAACAATACTTATATTAGCTTCTGATTCAAAGTATGATGGATCTAATATATCTATAATTTGCTGTAGGAATGCTCTGTCCTTGAACAGCGAAGCTATCAATTTACACTGAAAGCTGTATCCAAAATTACTTAATTTGTCTTTATTCATATTATTTTTCTATGATATTATCTAATGGTAAGAATGAATCTCTAAGCCATAATGATGGATTCTTGAATATTCCATTTAGATTATCTTCTAGTATCATTTTTTCAAATTCTAATTTGTTTAGTCTAGGTATATCTGATCGTACAATATTTATAATAGACTCTTTAGAATGACCTGAAATATCTACATCTTGTAGTTGCATTAGCTTGTGGTTTGTTTCTAACATTTCTTTAGAATCTTTTAATGATTTTGATAATTGTGTATTATCTCCATGTTCATCGATATATGAAAGAACATCAGATAATTCAATTTGTTTTTCTTCAAAGAGAATAGGTAGTCTTTTTTGTAAAGACTTAATTCCTGCACCTCGTATTCCTGGGATATTATCTGATCCATCACCTGTTATGCACTTTAGTATGATAAAGTTTTTTGATTCTAGTCCAAATTCTTCTCTAATAGTATCTCGTACATACATTTTTTTCTTTGTTGGAGACCATACTTGTACTCTGTCAGATACAAGTTGTAAGAAGTCTCTATCTGTAGACATTAAGATGCATTGACTTTTTGGATATATTTGTTGACAAATGTATGCCATTGCATCATCAGCTTCTATATTTTCTGGTGCTAAAGTTGTTAGTGGTAAAGTCTCTAGATATTGAGTTAGTCTATTCATCTGTTGACTCATAGAAATTCTTTCATCATCTATGGATTGAAAGGTATTTGCTCTTGTTAAATGCTTTCTTACTCTACGATTTCCTTTATAGTCTGGAAATATTTTTCTACGTCTTTGACTACCACCTTTACCATCAAAACAAATGATGACTCTAGTAGGTCTTATGTTTCTAATTGCATATCCTATTGAGTGCATAAATCCAGTCATACCACCAACATGTATACCATCCTCGTTTGTACTCGGGTTTACTGCAAAACTTCTAATGAATGTATTTAATCCGTCTATGATTAAGATTCTATCATTTTGTTGCTTTGGTGCTGTGTCTTCATTGAGACTTTCCAATATTTCCTTGTATCTGTTTTTCATATTTATTATTTATATGTTAAATATAACCAATTTTATTCAATCTGAACAATCCTGGCTAGTTATTTTCAAAAAGTTATTAACAATAAAAAAGCAAGGACCCAATCTTTCAACTGAGTCCTTGCAATAATTTAGTAGTGAGATAGTTAATTGCTATCCTTGTGGAATTGGTTCTGTTGAAATTTCTACATCGTCAATGCCTAAGTCTTCACTCTTGTAGTCCATTATCAATGTGTTACAGATAAGATTATATATTTCTTTTCTTAGTTCTTCGTCTTCTAACAACGTAGATTTCCAAGTTTTTGAAGTACATTTCCAATCAGTTCCATCTAGCTTTGTGTAAGTATACCATGATCCACCTTGCTTAATCAATTTGTATGCTTTCATAATTGTAAGATAACTACCAAGATCATCTATTCCACTGTCGAAGTAAATGTCAAATTCTGCAGTACGTAATGGTGGTCCCATACGGTTTTTAACAACTACACATTTTGTTTTAATTCCTACAGTTTGAGCTTGGCCATTAACCGTTGCCTTTATTTGACCTGCAGGTTTTAGCCTTAATCTACAACTAGCATGAAATGCAATAGCTTTTCCACCTGAAGTAGTCCAAGGATCTCCAAACATAACTCCCATTTTCTGTCTAAGTTGGTTTGTGAATATCAATGCAATTCTTTGTCGTCCAATCATGTTTGTAATTTTACGCATTGCCTTTGATAATATAATAGCTTTACTAGTTGCCCAACCGTCTTTACTATAGTCAGCTTCTTGTTCTACTTTAGTAGTTGCTGCAGCTACAGAATCGACAACTATACTTACAAGTCTATCTTTTTCACCTTCTCTAACAGTTGAAATAATGTTTTCCATTACTTCAAATATATCTTCAACTGTTTCCAATTGAATATAAAGTAACTTTGCAGTATCAATACCTAATGCTTGCAAAAATTCCTCATTTATTGCATTTTCAGTATCAATGTAAACAGCTAATCCACCTTTCTTTTGTGTATTTGCTAAGATTTGGGCTGCAACTAAAGACTTTCCTGAAGCTTCTAATCCAGTTATTTCGGTAATTCTACCAACTGGTATTCCTCCATTAGGTCTATTTGATATGCACAAATCTAACATAGATGAGCCTGTTGATATCCACTCTGTTAAATCAGTTGGCGTATCTTCGGATCCATCAAGAAAATAAGCTACTTTATAGTCTTTAAACTTTTTATTTAAAGAGGTTGCTAGCTGTTCGGCTAGTGCGTCTTTTTCTTGATTTCCCATATTACTTTGCCTCGCGGATAGATTTTAAAAGTCCAGTAATTAGTTCTAAAACTATACCATGCATTTGTCCTCTACCTTCTAGTTCTTTCGCTAGCGCACGAACCATATTTGAATGCTTTTTCATTTGTTCTTCAGTCATTTTTTTTCTCCGTTATTGATTAAATAAGTCATCAAACGCTGCTGATATATCGTCTGTGCTTTTTGTTGTTGATACTGGTTTTACCGCGGTTGCAGTAGTTGCTGTAGTTGTGGCTGTTTTTGTGTCGTTATTGTTTTCCCAAGGTAAATCAGTTACTACTTCACCATCTGTACTAGGATCTAGCCATTCTTCTAATGCTTTTTTCAAATCATCATATGAAACTTTCTTAAAAATATTAAAAATATCTTCTTGTCCAGTCATAATTTTATCAGCTATAGCCTTATCAGTTGTAGCTGCTGTTTGGTTTGGTTTAACACGTATTGTAGTTTTTGGATATGTACCAACTCCTTCTGATGGAGTAAAGTCTACAACGATATCTCTACCTGCACCTGGATCTGTAATATCTCCATAATCTGGATCTGTGATAAATCCTAATAGTTCTGTATACACTTGTTTACCGAATCCCCATAATTTTACACCTTCTCCTTCTTGACCTCTTACTAAAACAGGAACATAAGTTCTCATTTTTGGTTCTAGTTTTTTAGAAAGTTTCCAATCATCCGAGTTTCCAGTTGATTTTAGCTTTTCAGAAAATTCTACTACTGGATCTGGTTCACCAAATGTAACAGGTGAAAGATAGTTCTTTTTACCTAAGTCATAATGAAAAAATAATTCTTGGAAAGGATTATCTTTGTTGTGTTGGTAAGGTACGATTCTTACTTGATTTGTTCCTGGACTTGGTTTCCATAAGTGGGAAGTCCTTGTTGTTTGAGATTGTAAATCTCCGAGTTTGCGTCTAATTGCGTCTAAGTCAATTGCCATTTTTTTCTCCTATTTTTGTTAATTATTAAGTTAATATAATAAAAATATCTTACACTATAAAACTTTTTGTAAGTTATTTTCATATTTTTTTAAATAGCCTTGTACAGCTAATTCTTTTGCTTTTGATTCTACAACTACATCGATGTCTAGTCCATAGTCATTGATTTCATCAACAATATAATCTGAGTGTGCTTGAACTTTTATTTTACTGACTTCTTTATGCATTTTTGCAATAGTTGGCCAATCTTGTAGTGTTTGCTCTGTTATATTATTATTCGACATTAGTTTTTCTACAACAAGCGTTTGTTCTCTACGTCTAGATTCTGAATAGTGGGTGCATTGTTTTACATTACCCCATGTTTTTGCAGCAACTCTTAATGCTTCTTCTTCTGACAAATCTCCAGTACAAAATTGGTGATGGTGATAATCGAATACAATAGGTATACCAACTACTTTGTATACTCCCCAATATAAATCTGATACTGAATACATACTTGCTTTATCGTCGTTTTCTACAGTAAGACGGGCTTGAACTGAAGATGATGTAC